GATGAAGGGTATGCGTAAGGAAGACTTTGCATCTGAAGCAGACTGGAGAGTATCTAGTATGCGCGAAGCACTCGCAGTAATGGAAGCGAACAAGCAAACTCAAGGCGCAAGCAGATCAGAACCTTATGATGACACTGCATCTGAAGGCGAAAAGGGTTTTGTTGCTATGCATAAGAAATCTAACCCTGACCTTGAAGACTTGGAAGACAACAAAGCAGCTCTTCCTACTGGTGTTAAGAGTCAGTCTCCTAGCAGACGAGGCGACAACCTTAATAATGGTGATGCTAAGAAACCTAAGAAATAGGTTTATGCTGTGTTAAACGAGAAAGTGTGGTCATTACGACCACACTTTCTTTGTCTATAGTCCCCATTTATTCCTTATAAGTAATAATAAGACAAAGGGATACTGATGGAACTATTTGAAAATTTAAACGATGATAATTTTATATTATATGCTGCGAGAAATTACCATAGTCCTCGTTGCATTAATGCGGAAGAGTTTTATGATGACTTACATCGTTTTAAATATATAAAGCGTTTAGTGAATAGATACAAGAAGGGTGGGGAATTGTCTGAAAGATTGGTTTTAAACCATATCACCATTCTGCTTAACGTTTTTGGACATAAACCCTGTTTAAGTATGCTTGAGTTTAAAATGGGATTAGATAGTTTCCCTGTCATAAAACCTTTCCTTATTTTAAAACAAGCAATAAGAGAAGATCAGTATACACATATTTCTATGGATCAAACTGTCATAGAAAAACTTAGGAATATCTAATGGGAATACTAACACGCGCAGGAGACCTACTCTATACACTTAGATTCCTCCGTCTACTTACCACACCTTGGGAAGAAACTGGCGCATTCAAAGCGGGTATCATTGATGAAAATGGAAAGAAAATTAAGAAACCTTCCAGTTCAGATGATAAGAGTGTTTACAATACATTTCATCGTTTAGTCTTTAGTATAAAAAGATTGGTTAATAAAATACCAGGCGGTAAGAGTAAGTTTGGTTCCTATGTTGCTGCCCTATTACTCATAAGAGAAAAACTAGAACTTACAGACAAGGGTATTGATAGGATAATTGAAGCATGTGGCATAGACCGACTAGACATACTAGCAGAAAGTAGTCAGTGGTTTATTCTACCTGAAGGAAATATGTCGCCTGGAGTTTATCGTATGAATGAAGACGGCAAGATGTTGAATTCAACATGTGAAGAAATTTGTAAAAAGGGTGACAGAGTCAGAGTTGAAAATCAATGTTATCCTGTAGAAAATATTTGTGGACTAGATATATTTGAAGTCACTCATATGCCAACTAACCAAAAAATATACATTACATCTGGAGAACTGCACAAGTGAAAGATTTCAAAAGTATAAGAGAAGAAATTGCTGCCAACAGTACTAGTAATGTTGCTCTGCCCCCTACTGCGATGAATATGAAGAATCGTAAAACTCAGGTACTTACTCGCAACTATATAGAAGTGATGGGAAAAAGAAAGAAGCGAAGTCTGGGAACAGTAAGTATGGGGAAAGGTGGTATAGATAATTCTGCACTATAATATTTTTTAATTATTCTACACAGGCGAACTGAGAAATGGCACGACAAGAATATATGGGTATTCAAATAGACCTATCGCGAGATGCATTATTTGACAAACTAGGAATCCAGAGACTCAAAGAAAGTTACATGCGGGATGACGAAGAGTCTCCCCAGCAGCGTTTCGCCTATGTGTCCAAAACATTCTCATCCAATCCAGAGCATGCACAGAGACTCTACGAGTATGCTTCTAAGCACTGGTTGTCTTACTCTACCCCCATACTCGCTTATGGCAGGGTTCAGAAGGGTATGCCAATCTCATGCTTCCTAAACTACATTGACGATACCGCAGAAGGTCTAGTCCAGAATCTTTCTGAGACTAACTGGTTGTCTATGCTTGGTGGCGGTGTTGGTATCGGTTTCGGTATTCGCGCTTCTGACGAAAAGTCAGTTGGCGTAATGCCACACCTAAAAACATATGACGCATCGTGTCTTGCATACCGACAGGGTAAAACTCGCAGGGGTTCTTACGCTGCTTACTTGGATATTTCTCATCCAGACATGATGCAGTTTCTTGAGATGCGGAAACCAACAGGCGACCAGAATGTTCGTTGCTTGAACTTACATCACGGCATCAATATCCCTGATCGTTTTATGGAACTGATTGAGCGGTGCATGCAAGACAGCGATGCAGACGATGGTTGGAATTTAACTGACCCTCACAATGGAGAGATACGCGAGACAGTATCCGCAAAGGAACTGTGGCAGAAGATACTTGAGTTGCGTATGGAAACTGGCGAACCCTATCTTCACTTCATTGACACAAGCAATCGTGCGATGCCTCAGTTTCAGAAAGACTTGGGACTAAGGATTCACCAGTCTAATCTTTGTTCGGAAATTATTCTTCCTACCAACAAGGAACGAACTGCCGTATGCTGTTTGTCATCTGTCAACCTTGAGCATTACGATGCGTGGAGTAAGAACACTATGTTCCTCCGCGACATGACAGAGATGCTTGATAATGTTTTACAGTTTTTCATTGACAACGCACCTGATGCTGTGGCAAGAGCAAGGTTCTCTGCGACACGGGAGCGGTCAATCGGCATTGGCGCACTGGGGTTTCACGCATACCTCCAGAAGAAGTCTATGCCATTTGAATGTGCAATGGCAAAGGTGTTGAACAATCGAATTTTCTCTCACATAAAAACAAAGGTAGATGAAGCGAACTTACAACTGGGAAGTGAGCGGGGCGAAGCACCCGATGCGGAAGGGACAGGCAGACGATTTAGTCACACAATGGCAATCGCACCCAACGCATCTAGTAGCATCATCATGGGCAACACCTCACCAAGCATTGAACCCTATCGTGCCAATGCGTACAGGCAGGACACTCTCTCAGGTGCATTTCTTAACAAGAACAAGTACCTCGTTGAGTTGATCAATAAGAAGATTGAACTTGGCGCAACTAAACTGGACTCGGATGAGATTTGGTCAAGCATCATTGCTAATGACGGATCGGTTCAACATCTGCGTTGGTTGCAACCGGAGGAAAAGGATGTCTTTAAAACTGCGATGGAGATTGACCAACGATGGATCATAGAACACGCAGCAGACAGGCAAACATACGTTGACCAAGCGCAGTCTCTCAATGTCTTCTTCCGTCCAGATGCAAACATTCTCTACATCCATACGGTACACTATCTCGCATGGAAGCGTGGAGTCAAGACGATGTACTACTGTCGCTCAGAGAAACTCGGCAAGGCAGACAAAGTCTCCAAGCGTATCGAACGCGAAGTGATTAAAGAGATAGACCTCGGTGCTGTAATAGATGACAGCGAGTGTTTTGCCTGTGAAGGATAAGGCTAAGTAATAAGTAAGCATTAAAACATACAGACAAATAAAAGGAATAACAATGGCGACTAAACTCACCGAGACAAGACACTGTTTCAAACCTTTTAATTATGCATGGGCATATGATGCTTGGTTAGCGCACGAACAGTCTCACTGGTTACACACTGAACTTTCTATGGCAGAGGATGTCAAAGATTGGCAGAGGAAACTGACCAACGAAGAGAAGGCATACCTGACTAACATCTTTCGTTTCTTTACTCAAGGAGACATTGATGTTGCGGGTGCGTATGTTGACAACTACCTACCATACTTCAAGCAACCCGAAGTGCGTATGATGCTTTGCGGATTTGCTGCAAGGGAAGCACTACACGTTGCGGCATACTCGCACCTTATTGAGACTCTTGGAATGCCTGAGTCTACTTACAACGAGTTTCTTGAATACGAAGCGATGCGTGAGAAGCACGAATATCTTTTAGAACTCTCAAGCAAGAATGGAACAAGGGAATCTATCGCGACTAACATTGCTGCGTTCTCTGCTTTTACTGAGGGTATGCAGTTGTTCTCTTCCTTCATCATGTTGCTGAACTTCCCGCGACACGGTAAGATGAAAAGTATGGGACAGATTGTCACTTGGTCTATCGTTGATGAGACTATGCATGCGGAGTCAATGATAAAACTTTTCCGCACATACGTTGAAGAAAACATTGAACTGTGGAACGATGATTTGAAATCGTCTATCTACAGCATAGCAGAAAAGATGGTAGCACTTGAAGACAAGTTCATTGACCTTGCATTTGCAATCGGTCCTATGGAAGACCTAACACCAGAGCAAGTTAAAGAATACATCCGTTACATTGCCGACAGACGATTGATTAGTCTTGGTATGAAGGGGATTTTTAAAGTCAAGAAGAACCCATTGCTCTGGGTTGAAGAAATGATTAATGCACCAATCCACACAAACTTCTTTGAGAATAAAAGCACTGACTATGCTCGCGGAGCATTGAGTGGTGACTGGAAGAACGTTTGGGGCGCAGCATAAATGGTAAAATCTGTATATGAGGTGGAGTGCGAAGTTTGTGAAACAGAAGTTGAGGTTTTAGTAAGCGAACCCAATAATGAAGAACCAGCATTTTGTCCAATGTGTGGAAGTCCTGTTGAGGCTAAGTAATAATGACATGGCACTATAAGGGTAAGGTCTATGACCCACTCTACGAAGACGAACCAAAGGAATATCAAGGTTTTGTCTATGTCATTACTGAGAAAGATACGGGAATGAAGTATGTCGGTAAGAAATATTTTCATAAACCAAAAACTCTACCCATCACTCAGAAGCGCAAGAGGCGCGTCAGGTCAATCGTGGAAAGTGACTGGCGTACTTACTATGGTAGTAATGAGACCATCAAGCAGAAGGTAACTGAGGGTGTCACAGAGAACCATTTCCACAGAGAGATACTTCATTTTGGAAAATCCAAAGGCGATTTATCTTACATGGAGATTAAAGAACAATTGGATAGGGATGTTTTAATAAGAGATGATTATTATAACGGCATCTTGAATTGTAAGATACACCGCAAGCACCTAAAAACTTGCGTGACTAAATAATATTGAGGTAAGACAATGATAACTGAGAAACAAACAGGGGCAACTCGCAGAGTGGAGTTGTTCGAAATGCTTGAAGATATTCAGGCAGCGAAGAATAAAAAAACACGAATCGATATGATAAAGCACTACGCGAGGATGTCTGCATTTTGTGACTATCTACGATGCACGTTTGATGACCGTATACAATTCCTTCTTCCTAAAGGCGCACCTCCATATACTCCAAATCCCGAAGGCGCACAACCATCTAGTTGGGCAAGGCAAAATACAAAACTTGCATACCTTATTACTGGTGGTCGTGGAGAAGATTTGACTCCAGTAAAACGAGAGTCTATGTTCATCGGTATGCTTGAGTCGGTTCACCCACAAGATGCACTTTTACTAACAGATATGATTTCCAAGAAATGTCCACACCCTGCGATTAAAAAAGCATTG